AAGGTTGTGATTATACAGTTTTAGTATCTAACTATATTCTAACACCAACACCATCACCTACTATAACTTTGACACCTTCTATTACACCATCTCCATCGCACACTTCTTTGCCTGCTGTATCACCAACACTAACTGTAACATCCACTGTCACTTCTACCCCGACACCAACACCAACTTTAACTAAAACTCCCGGTATATCCCCAGATCCAACACCAACGAATACTTCTACACCATCATCAACTGAGAGTCCAATACCAACTGACACACCTACATCCACACCAAGTTCAACCTCAACAGTTACACCTACATTAACACCCACAATAACAGTAACACCTAGTATAACAAGATCACCCGGTGCATCACCAGAAGCGACACCCACCAACACACCTACTCCATCAATCACATCAACTTTAACACCGAGCCTGACACCTACATTAACACAGACACCTAGCGCAACACCTGGTTGTCCTGAATGTACACAAGGTGATGGAGTTTATTTATGGTCTTACTTGAATGGTCTTGACTGGTCTCAACCCAACGGTGGTAGTTTTGTAGATCCTGTTCCTAGAACAGCAAATTTCTATAGTTCACCAACATCATCTTCTAGTCTTTACAATTTAGTTTCTCAATTCATAAACACGGTAGAGAATAACGTATCTGGTTTGTGCACAACACCAAGTAGAACAATTTATCCAATAGATATAGCTGGCCACAACTGCGAAATTGGTGCTGGATCTTGTGCTACGTTCTCTTGTGGTGGAAATACTTATTCGAGTGCCTACAATTACATGAGTTGTGATATTAGAAATCCTGAAAGAACAGGTGGATTCAGGATGGTTTGTAATGGAACACATAGTTTTGTCTTCAATTCTCCCGTATCTGATCCTGTTTTAGCTATCTATCATCTAGGTTTCTCCCAATCAGGTATTACGAATACGGAATATTTACAATTTAGCTCAACTTATTCTATGTGTTGTGATTGTAACGATTGTCCAGAACTAAAATCTTCATTAGTATCAGAATCTAGTTATATTTTAAGTGGTGCTAACATGGCTACAGGTATAATAAAATTCTCTGGAACTTTCTCTCAGATTTCTGTTAATCTTTCCAATTTGTACTCACAAAGTAAATCCATTAAACTCGTTTGGGGTTTGCCACAGAATGAAAATCCTGTTATGAGTCCTACACCTACACCCACAATAACATCAACTAAAACCCCAACTCCTACAGTAACCAAAACACCAACTGTTACTCCAACAAGAACACCCACACCAACTCCAACCTTATTTACATTCTTAGGTAGAACTACTCCGGATGCTATAAACGCAGCTGGTGCTTGTTCAACTTATCAAACAGTCAGAGCTTATTATAGCACTAAATCATTAGCGTTTTTAATTAATGGAGATATTATCTATGATGATGCCGCACTTACCACACCTACAAATGGTGGTGGAAAGTGGATAGCACTTACAGTTGGTGGTGTAGGGACAAAAAGACCTCTACAGATCAATACAAATGGGTCGATTATGTCCTCTTACTACTGTATTTGATCAAAAAAAAACACACCCTAAGGTGTGTTTTTTTTTCGGATAGATAAAATCTGTTGGGATTTTATTTTGTTTCTTGACCTTCTGGTGGTGCTACATCATCACCTGTTTCTGGATCTTCAAAAGAAGCAACCCATTTTTGTATATCTGTAGAGAGTTGCTTAGCGTGATTATCATAATAGTTGATAATCTTAGAGATTTCACCAATTCTCCTTAAAATATCAGCAAAAATATAGGTAGAATATCCGAGACCTTTTACTTTATGTTTTGCGATAAGGTGATACATATAGGTCATTTCGGTAGCATTAGCCTGGTACCCTTTTACTGAAGTATCATCTTTGTTAGTGCCTTCAGAGACCCAAGTTCCAAGCATATCGGTCAGTTCAATAGCTATAAATATTGTATTAACGTCATATTCAAGTTTATCACGAAGAAGTTCAGTCAAAAATTGATACTGCTTTCTATTAATATAAAAAGTAAATTTTACATCTCTCAAGATTTTAGCGTATTCGTTCCATAATCCTTGTGCGTCAGCATAAAGAATATCTTTCGTGTTATCACTTTCACCATATCCGTTGTTGTTTTTCATATAGTCTTCTATTTGACTTATGAGTCTATCCATTTGAACTTCATCCTCTAGATCAAGAAGTCTATATTCGATTTCGTTTTCGAATATTGTAAGTTTTGGCTTTACCGTAGCGGTTTCAATTAGTTTTTTATTTTCGTTTTCCATAGTGTGATTTTTTTTGTTCTACAAATCCTTGTTCAGAATCGAGTTGTTGTTCGTTGTATAAATCTTCAATTTGATTAGCTCTTCCTACTTTTTCAAGACCATATTTCGAGATAAGAGAAGTGAAAGTAGAGAGATTAGGTTTTACAAACTTAATTTTACCAGTATCTAGATTGATACTTATTTTATCAAGTTCTTGTTCTATAAGAATAGTAACACTTTCTTCATCAAACTTAGAGATAAGCTCTTCGTTCATACAAACAAGAAGTTCATTTTGAAGTAGAAAGTTATACTGATCGGGAACTTTTGAGATTTTAATAAGTTCTTTTTGCTCTTCGTGACCAATAAAAGCAAAGTTTATTCCTAATGGAAATGCTTTGGTATCAAAAATCTGATTGAATAGGTTAATTGAGTCTTGTGAAAGATTATAATATTTTGACATTTTTAAATTGTTTGTAACTTATATAAACCCTATAGAAGAAGTTTCAAAATTATAGAGCCTAAAATCAATGTTCCGAGACTCCAGGGTAATACTTTCAACCAAAAATTCTTTGCTAGTTTATCTGTGTTGAATAATCTGAATCCTATAACAATTAAATACGAAAATTTATCTACTTTTTTTACTTCATAAATATCATAAAGTTCATTCAATCCTAAATTATTGAGATATTTACCCATATTTTGTGAATATTCTCGAATGTATTTTTCTGCAAAAATATCTAAATCTCTTTTTCTGAAATTATAGGGTTCTTCCATTTCTTCTTTAGGCAAATTTATTACCGTATAAATCCTATAAACTTTATCGATACGACTAGTGAAATTTTGAAATAGATCTTCTCTGTTTTTTTCCAAAGTTTTTCTATAAGTAAGATAAAGTTGTATTTTTTTACGAAGTGATACTTTATTCATAGTAATATTTTTTCTTAAATAGAATGTAATCCTTGTCCATCGTTTGATGATTCTATAGAAATAAGTCTTATTTGATGATCATTATCTCCTTTTTTCTTGTATAAATCGTTGTAACCACGAGCAATACCTCTTTTAAATATTTCGGTAAAGTAAGCAAAGGCATTATCTGATTTTTCTTCATTGAAATTATACCAGTTAGAGAACATATCCAGAATTCCCGACTGATAGCAGTCAAGTTTATCATCGTTACTTCTATATCTCATTTTTTTAATCGTTCTTTTTGCTAGAATTTCTAGCATAAGTTTAGATTTATTGGTGAGTTTTCCAGTTGCTTTGGAGACAATTATCTCCATGTAAAGATCTTTATTATGAAGATACACAGGTTTTAATTTTTTTTATTGTATAATTTGTTAAAAGTTTTCAATTTTTGTTTAAAAAGTAAAAACCCCTATGTTATATAGAGGTTTTTACATCTTCCCGAACTTTTTTTTTACATTTTATACTTATTTGAACTCTTTACTTCTTTGACTGCCATCAACTCTTCTTCTAAATGTTCTTTTCTTTTTGTAAGATTTTGACGAGCCTCTAAAAGAATTTTTGACTCTCCGGTAACTCTTAGTGAATTATTGATTTTTGATAGATTTATATTTACGTCTTCTAATTTTAGAGTTATTTCTCTTTCTTTATCTTCTAATCTTCTATTTTTTACAATTTCTTTATCTAACTTATTCTCAAAGAAATAGGTAAGATCGCTATTTAATTCATTTTTGATTTCATTTACAAGCTCAAGTGCCGTGTCGTATTTATAGAATGAATTGCCGTATCTTTGATCGCAACGATAAACATAGTTGCCTGCTTTGTAATTGAATACAAAGCATTCTAAATATGGATTAACTAAATTAGTTACTCTTTTAACTACATCAAGTTCAACGAACTTATCGATATTCTTCTGTGTTTCTAATAGAATGGGATAGAAGTTTTTGTTAGCAATAGGAATAATAGGTGATTGAAATAAGGTCTCTAGTGTAGTTTCTTTGTTCATCTTATCATCATTGATATAGATAAGTCCTTCGTTAGCTACAGAAAGACCGATAGTTAAGTTTTCAGAGATTCTGAAATTAATTCTATCTTCATGAATCATTGAATACCTTAGACCAGTTTCGATGTTTCTAAGAGTTCTAAGATCTTCATCATTTTTAACCCAGTTTTCAAGAAGGGTCTTTTCAACGCCACTCTCGGTTAGAAGGAACCAACTGCCGTTGATAAATGCACAATAACCACCTTCTACTTGCTCAACTATAGTATAGACACTTTCTGAACTACCCCCTGATAGAAGATTTGATCTTTGCTCAGGAGATTTAGTAAGATTATGAACAAATAGTTTAATTTCAGGAACCCAGTCATAAATAGCTAGCTCATTTACAATTTTTCCTAATCTATCTTGATCAGACTCCATGTTGATAACTTCAAGAACAACATTAATAGGTTGTCTATAAAGCTCACCTTGATTCTTAGAATTAAGAACATTATAGAGGTGCTTTAGTTCATAAATAAGGCTATGATTTGCCACGTCATCATTGAGTGATTCGAGTAAATTCTTTACTGATCTATCATAGGTATGAATTTTCAATGATTCGTTCAAGGAGGAAATTACCTGCTTTTCAGATACTCTACCTATAGCACCCATATGTGAATTTACTATGGTCGAGATTTCTTCCTGATCTAAATTTAAACTTCTTACAAAGTTAAATAATTCTAATTTCAAGTTCTTCATATTAAAAAATGTTTATTTTTTTTAAACTATATATATTATTTAAAAAGTGTGTTTTTTACCTTTTTTTAAATTATATTTTTTGGACCAAATCGTTGGTTGATTTACCAGATCTACTTTTTGTTGTATATAGATTACCTCGCCATTGTGAAAGAGCTGCAGAGTTATAATCTTCTAAATTTTCCATAAAAGCTGGGTAGTAAGAGTGAACCTCAAGTGATACATCAATTTTTATTGTATTATCTGAAGTTAAATTCTTTTCTCTAGAAATGGTTACTTGTTCTGTATCTGGAACTATAACCACCGCATCGATGTTCATATAATTATACTCAAAATACATATATCGATACAACCACAGAGTGTTCATAATTGCTTGAGAACATTTGAATACGTCTATTTCACTTTTAACTTTTATTGAAAGGTCGTAACTAGCTTGTATTGGTATAGCTCTAACTTTTGAAAGCATCGTTTTTATTTCACTTTCATTTTCAACTATGGTTTTAAGCCAAACGTTTGGATTCGTGAAATCATCAGATTTGATGTTCCAAGACTTGAGTGTTATATGACCTCGTGGGATAATATCGGTATTTATCTCAACAAGACGATTGTTAGAAACTACGTCATCGGAAAAAGAATCAAGTAGGTATCTTTCATCACCTGTTAGAGAATAATACATAGGAACTTCAACTTGTCTATCTCCTTCAGAAAACCTATTTATCCATTTCAACTTACCTTGTAATAAGTCTAAAAGACAAATAGTCAAATCCCTGAAATAGACATCATCAAAATTAAATTTGTTTCCTATCATATTTTTGTATATATTTGTTTTTTAATCTTTCTTGAAAACAATCGGAAATCCTCCACATATAATCAACCCAATGGACAGACAACTTCTTATTTCTGATAAGTGGAGACCTAAAAAGTTCGAAGATCTTCTATTACCAAAAAGAGTCAGAGATTATTTTTCATCTGGCCTCACCCAAAATGTTATTCTACATGGACATTACGGCATAGGTAAAACTTCTCTTGCAAGAATTCTTATTGGTAAATACTCTAAAAATTCACCACACATCGAGATAAACTCTTCTTTCTATACTTCTATAGATATTTTGAGAGGAAAAATAGACGAGTTCTGCTCTAAAGTATTTCTCGACTTTGATATAGAACAATCAGAGACCAATCTGATTAAGTATGTTTTTTTAGATGAATTCGATAGAACTTCAATTCAATATCAAGACGCTCTTAAAGCATACATAGAAGATTACTCTACCAAGAATGTTCGGTTTATACTATCTACAAATCATCTTAGTAAAATATCTGAAGGTATTCGAAGTCGTTTCATACAAATTAATCTTGAGTGTCAAAGTATTGATGAGGAGAGAGCACTAAAAATAGAAATGTTCAGAAAGATCAACGATCAAATCTTACCTAGTGAAAATCTGTCGATGTCCAAAGAAGATTTGGTCTCTCTCATCAAAAAAAAATTCCCAGATTTCAGATCTATACTAGTTGAACTTGAGTATTATAAAAATTCTGGTCAATCTAATTTTTCAGGTATAAGTATTTCAAATGATTTGATCAGAGAGTGCTATTCTCTTATTTATGACAAAAATATAGATTATGAAAAGATATATTTTTTTATATCAGATAAATTTGGTTCTGATCGTGTAGTAGAATTTTTAGATTTATGGGGTAAGAGCTTTATACTTTGGCATCTAGAAAACAAAAAAGTAGATTCTGAAAAATTATTCAAATACAATTGGATTTTGAGTGAATCTCAGAGATTTTTACAAACTTCCTCTGATCCTCTAGTAGTAGCAGTTGCGTTCATAGGTCGTATGAGAGAAATAAGCCTTACATAGAACTCTCGCCGAATATGGAATAGACATCATAGTCAGCGATTTGAAAATAAATTACCATAACTTCTCTGAAGTCGGTATTATCTTGAATAAATTCAACTCTTAATGTGTATTTTCTTCCCTGTAGCTCTGGTATATAAGTGTCTATTTGAGCCTTGATACTCTCTTCTACCGCAATTCCTGATAATAGAGTGGTATGAAGAAGACTTTCTAGGGAAGCTCCAAAATTTGGATCACCAAGAACATCTCCTTTAATAGTAAAAATAATCATCTCATATTTTTGAATAATGATACGTATAAGATCGTCTTCAATTAAATTAGCACTTTCGTATCTTGGATGACCCGGATAAAGTATGTAAAAATCGAGTATATTTCTCATCTTCAATACTTATTTATAAAGGACAATGAGATCCCGAGTAGATATATTTCCAATTTCTTTTCATCTCAACGCCAAGTGCAGAGGCAGTGATAAAAACATCTTCTAGGCACTCTTTATCACTACCACCCACAATTGTAATGGTATTTTCTGTGTTCTCTACTAAAACTTCGTAGAGTTTCTTCGGGCAGTGAAACCACTGATGATTATTTCCGATATAGACGAGTATCGTATTTTCTTTTGTTCTGAAAAAATCTCCACGTTTCAATTTTTTTCTTGATTCTAATTTTTTAATCTCTTGATAAGTTTTGTGAGTGAGAACATCTTTGAAAAATTCAACATCAACATCATAATTATATCTTTTTTCAATCATATCTTCCATATTAGGAAACTCATAGAGATCCGGATGACCTTCGACCTGAACATTTCTATCATAGAGATAATCTTGATCAACATTTTTACCATCAACATGATTATCAAAAATATAATAGACCTTATCAAACTCTTTGCAGTATTTTTTCAACTCGTTCAGATACATCTCTGTAAAAAATTTACGGAAACTTTTCTGAACATCCACAATAATGAGTATCTCCTGGTGCCTGAACTTTTCGAAGGTTTTTATCATCATAATTCTATATATTGAAATATTTGAGGCAGAAAAAAACCCCACTTGAAAAAGTGAGGTCATTTTCTATTTTTTTTTATATGTTAAGGAAGTTATTCCGTATCTTCTTCTCTCTCTTCTTCATCTTCACCAGTTTCTTCATCTTCTAGATCTTCAAAATCTTCATCTTCAGGCTCGCCTTGTCCTTGAACTTGGGTTTGAACTTGAACTTGACCCTGTGATTGTCCTTCATCTTCTGGTTGTGCTTGTGGTTGAGCTTGTGGCTCGGCTTGTGGTCGTCCCTGAGCTTGACCTTGTGGCTCGACTTGTCCCTGAGCTTGACCTTGTGGCTGGGATTGTCCTTGTGGTTGTGCTTGTGGCTGGGCTTGTGGTTGTGCTTGTGTCTGGGCTTGTCCTTGAGCTTGTCCTTGTGTCTGTGTTTGTGTTTGTGATGGACCACCCATCAAAGCATTTGCTGGAATTTTATCAGCATCTAAATAATTAAGATTGATATGCTTGATTATTTCTTCAGCGATATCAACATCACCGAAAAATTGTCTAAGATTGTTACCAGTAACATCTTTTACTTTTTTAACATAAGCGTTGATAAGACTCTGTGGAATATCAACCATGGTTCTCACCTTGTAAATATCATTTACTTGAAGAACCGATTCTTTGATGATATCTTCTCTTCTTTTTTGTTTTTGGTAAGAATCAAATCTAGCTACATAACTTTTCATAAATTGTTCGTTTTTTTTTGTTTATATATTATTTTTAAAAATCACTTTTTTAGAAAATTATTGATACAACTAAAAATAATAAAGTAGTTCCACCAAGAAGTAATCTATGACCTTTTAGTTTAGTAATTTCTTTATCTTTATTTGATATAATCTGGTCTTTTTTCTTTGATTGTTCATCACAATACTTAACATCAGTCTGTAGATTATTTTCTAAAGAATCTCTTGTTTTGATATCCAGTTTATAATCAAGTATCTCATCCTCAAGGATTTTTATTTGATCATTTTTTGCTTCTATTGTTTGCTTTTGAACATTTATAACTTCTAGACTAGCTACTTTGTTGGTTTCTAGCTCCGAGGTCAGTGTTTTTAGTAGTTCTAATAGTTCTCTATCTCTATCAATCTGTTGAGCTTGTTTTACACTAAAAACAATACCCACAACACTACCATTTTGCTTGTAAAGTTGTGGAAAACTCTCTTCAGTTGTTTGTGCGCCAGAGAGGGAGAAAAATAAAAAAGTTGTAAGTAGGGTTAATAATATTTTTTTCATTTGTATTTATCTTTTAATGAGTTTAGAAGATCATCTCCTTCTTTAAGAGGTATATTTTTTTCAAGGTTTTGAATTTCAGATCTTACTTGAGAAACTTTTTTATCGGAGTTTTTTAAATCTGTTGTCGCCGAAGTCAATTTTCCCTCAAGAGAAGCTACTTTTTGCTTAACTATTTTGATTTCGAGTTCTTTCTTTTCGATATCAGATTCAATACCTAGTATTCTAGACCTTAATCCTTCTCTTTCAGTTCTAAGTGAATCTCTTTGATCTTCGAGTTTTTGAATCTCCTCGTGTAGTTTTTTATTTTCTGGATTGGTTTCTTCTGATTTGATTTGAGTATAAACTATCCATCCACCTAAAAGAATAATAATAAGTAGATAGATAAGATGAATCTTCCAGAGAGCTTCTTTTTTTGAGTTATCTTGTTCGTTCATATTTTTATATATAAAAAAAATCCATTATCTTTACAAAAAAATTAATCACTATGTCTAAAACAATCACCAGAGATAAAACCGAAGAAAAACTAGATCAGATCTATTCTTCAGGATATATTCTTTATCTTCATAACGATGACCATAATAGTTTTCAACATGTTATAAACTGCTTGATAGAGTTTTGTGATCATGATTATGATCAAGCTAATCAATGTGCTCATATTGTTCATTTTCGTGGCATTTGTGATGTAAAACGTGGATCGAAATCAGAAGTTGAAAAACCCTACGAAGCCTTGAAGCTGAACGGTCTCTCAGTAACAATCGAATCTGTTTAATCTCTAGCCCAAGGACTTTTTTCGTAACTTGACATCTTCTTTAGTCTATCCTTTCTGAACTTCTGCTCTCTAATAATCGACGAGTAGTTGATTGAGTTTTCATCAACTTGATTTCCTAATATTGCCTGAAAATGTTTGTATAACTCGGTTCCAGCTATGACAGGAGCAGCATCTTCAACAATTTCTCTGAACGGATGTTTTTGGAAAACCGACGATGAGTTTACTACGGTCATAACTATATCATCATTTCCAATATCTGCGGCGTAACGAGTGTTGCCGTGAGCTGTTGTGTGCTTAACAAAAGTAGTTATTTCTCTAATATTATCTTCGTTATTGATGATAATATTTTTCTTATTCATGTTATCTTGATAATCTTTCACTAAAAGATTTTTGTTTTCACCTAGTTTAAGACCGACTTTTTCTTCTATAGCGTCGGATTTATGCTTATATCTAAAGAAAATATTACTACCGTAATTGTTGTTACCATCAAACACATGTGGTAGATGAGCTAAAAACTCATTTCCGTAGGTATTAATTTCTAGAACAACCTTAAAGTTATCGGGATCAAAAAACTCAAAAGCTAAAACATAGAAAAGTTCAGCTAGTTGCTTTACTGAAATAACATTACTTCTAAATAAACCTATTTGTTCTAGACAAAAGAAATCAGATAAATTTTTATAATCAACGCTGAAAGCTTCTACCGTGTCTAGTGATTTCGGTGAGATCTTAAATATATTCATAACAGAATAATCTTGACCTAAACCTTCAGATATATCGATTGATATTACACCTTTAACTAACTTTCTTCTTTCTTGAGAAAAAATATCAGGATCATCGATCCATTTAAGATCTTGATAGGAAAAATTAAGCAAAGTCTCCATCTTATCAATCTCTTGCCACTGATAGTTT